AGTTTGAAAGTGGTAAAGGTAAGGCATTTAGTTATTTTAGCATCATCGCCAAGAACTATTTGATCTTTCAGAACAACACTAACTACAAACGATTCAATCAACATGTTGAAATCGGTGATGATACCGGTGAAAACACATACAAGTTGCAACAGGAAGACGGATATTACAAGGATGAAGAAAACCGTGAGTTTCTTGATTTGATGGTCAGTTATTGGGAAAAGAACGTAAACAAGATTTTCACCAAGCAACGTGATATCAATATTGCAAACGCAGTAATTGAGTTGTTTCGTAACAGTGACAGAATTGATGCTTTTAACAAGAAGGCATTGTATCTTTACATCAGAGAGATTTCATCATGTAAGACTCAACAGATTACTAAGGTGATTAATCGAATGAAGAATTACCAGAATAATATCACTAAGGCTTACGTTGATACAGGTAAGTTGTAATAGTGTTTTAAAATAAAATAAGGAAAACCACTCCAAAAAGAGTGGTTTTTCTATTTATAACAATAGATACTTGGCATGGACAACGATATTGAAATATACAAGAATAAGAAATTTTCGGATCTTTGCAAGGATATTGTAAAAAACTCTGAAAATAATCGGGATCAACTTGACATTCTTATTAGTGATCTTAGATCGTTAATCAAGACTGCAAATGACGCATTAATGATAGTTCCGTTGATCAAAGACTATTTGGATGTACAAGTTAAAAACGATGAACAATTGGTGAAACTAGCAGCCGTAATTCAACGTATTTTATCCAAACAGACAGTTGGAGCTGACGGTGAAATGACTGGATTTTTGACAGAAGAGGAAAAACGTCAAATCATGAAAGAAATTGAAGTTATCAATACCTCTTCTGAAATTAAGATTAACAAGTCGTAATATGAACGCCCCTATTGCAATGGATCAGTCAAAAGATGTAAATCTTTTGGCAACAAAGAGAGATCTAAAGTTTTTATTAACAGATGTGTCTCAAACTCCACAGTTTGAACCAGCTGTTGTGTTGGATATTATTTTGGATGAAGACCACCCAGAAATAAGTGAGAATGGACACTATTTGGATCCAGATCAATGGCCTGAAAACTACGTTGGAGAGAAACCATCAATTGATGATGTTGATTACACATGGATTGGTCGTGTTAAATTGAGATTGTTAAACACACAGACCACATTGCCAAAAGAAGGTCTTCCGTGGGCACTTCCTTTGGAAAACAATATATCAGAATATCCTCTTGTAAATGAAATTGTAGGCGTTGTCAAATACAATGAAAATCTGTATTACACACGAAAGATCAATTACAAAAACTTTGTAAACAACAATGCTGACATTGGGTTTGAACAAACTTACGGTGCTAATATGGGCAACCGTGAAGAATATAAGTCACCTGAAGATCCATTTATTGATTACAAAGGACCAGTAAGCAAATTAAGAGCTGAAGGAGGGTATGGATTCGAAGGTTCTCTAGGTAGATACTTTCTACACAATCCTTATATTCGTTCATTGAAACGATTTGAAGGTGATACGTTGATTGAAAGTAGATTTGGTCAATCTATTCGATTTGGTGGATATGATGATAATCGTGAGAACGATAAAGCATATAGTACCAATCCAGCACACGATTTTGAAAAGGGATATGCTGATTATAATATTGGACAAAAGAAAACCAATAACTTCTACAATAATGAGTATGAAGTTGGTGGTGGAAATCCAATGATTTTGCTTAGAAATCGTCAACGTCCTTTGAAAAAGGATAAAGAAATAAAATTGCATGATAGACTTCCAGCTATTGCTGCAATTAATGAATCTGATTTATCAAATCCTGAAAGAAATACCGGTGGATTTTTATTGGAAGATATCAATAATGATGGTACATCAATTCATATTACATCCGGGTGTACAATTTCTAAGTATGTTACTACCTGTTACAAAAAGTTATTTGGTAATGACGCAAGAGAAGAAGTTGCAGCATTTTGTCCCGATGGTGCCACGTCATTCAAATATCCAATACTGAATAAAGACCAATTGATAGTAAATTCGGATCGTTTGATTTTAAGTAGCAGATTCTCAGAGACCATACATTTTTCTAAAAAACGATATGCAGTGGTGACCGATAGTGAATATACAGTTGATGCACACGAACAAATCGTGATGACAACAAATACCAAGACGGTATTGAATAGTCCTGTCATTTATCTTGGTCAGTATGATGAAACCAATGAACCAGCGTTGTTGGGACAAACTACAGTAGATTGGTTGTTTGATTTGTGTGAATGGTTAAAGTCACACGTACATTGGTATTTCCACTCACATCCTGATGCAGGTGGTGCATCTCTTCCATTTACTCAAGTTCCTGTTCAACTATTTGAATTACAGGAACTACAGAACCGACTATCTACTTTGTTGAGTAGACGTGTATTTTTGACTGGTGGCGGATATGCTCCGGGTCAAGATGGTGGTACAATACAAGACGGTTCACAGCCCGTTTCCGTTAACGTAGAGACTGGCGACGGTGTTCCCGGTGGATTTTTCGGTGTTGATCGTCGTAACAGACAAGTTGTTGATGTTTTGGAAACTGAAACATAAGTACATTTTGAACTATAAATCTTGATATTTAATAATAATATGACAAAAGACCTACTAAGACAAATGATCAGAGAAATGGTGAAGGAAGAAGTGCGTGCTGCAATTCCAGAAGTTCTCACAGAGATTTTTTCTAAACCAGAGCAACAGGTAACCAATACAGCTCCAAAGACGAAGGTAACATCTACGCCAGTACAACCTGTACTTAATCCAAAGAAAGAGTATAAGAAGTACACTACCAATGAACTTTTAAACAAAGCTCTCAATGAAACAGTTGGCGGACTTCCAAAAGAAGGTACGATGGTAACGTCTGAATTGTCTGCACCATCTGTAATGGATCATGTGGAACAAGCACCACCCGTTGTAGCACAAGCATTAACAAAGAACTATTCAGCATTGATGAAGGCAATTGATAAAAAGAAGTCTGGCGGACTTTCATCTGGGTCTGTATCAATGATGTAATATGGCAACATTATATCCAATTGGGTTGACATTACCTATTCAAAATGGTGCTGGGGGATTTTTCAACCAGACCATTTATACATTGGAACAGGTAAAAACGAACATTCGTAACCTTTTGAATACACGAAAGGGAGAACGTCGTATGCAACCTACCTTTGGACATTCGTTGAACAATTTTGTATTTGATCCAAATGATACAACTTTACCTCAACGTGTCAAACAATCGTTAACAACCGACATCAATTTTTGGATTCCGGTTGCTACTATTGATAATATTGACATTAAAGTTTTAAAAAAAGAAGACGTGGATATTTATAGATTATACATTAATTTGACCATTTCTGTCAATAATGATCAGGCTCAAATCGAAATGTTTTTGGAAAATAACTAATTATGGCATCGACTACACAGAAAACATTTAAACCTCTAACAAATAAGGATCTATCTTATTTGAACAGAGATTTTTCTCAGTTTAAGAAGAACCTGATTGAGTATACCAAGACGTATTTTCCAAAGAACTATCAGGACTTTTCGGACTCTTCTCCGGGCACTATCTTCATTGATATGGCCGCATATGTAGGAGATGTACTTTCTTTTTACTTGGATCAACAGTTCAAAGAAAGTCTATTTCCATATACTGAAGAACGTAAAAACGTACTAGCACTATCCAAATTCTTGGGATATAAGCCAAAAGTATCTCGTCCTTCATTGACTAACTTTGATGTATATCAGTTGGTTCCATCAGTCAAAAATGATGCTGGTGAATATATTCCTGATGAAAAGTATACACTTCGTATCAAGTCTGGAATGCAATTGATTAACAGTGCTGGTATAGCATTTGTTACTACCGATGTTATTGATTTTTCAATGGATACAGTCAATTCACCAAGAGAAATCACGGTAAGTTCCAGAGATGAATATGGTATTCCTCAGTTCTTTTTGATAAAGAAGACTGCAAGTGGCATTTCTGGACAGATTGTTACCAAGACCTTTATTGTTAACGAAAGTACTCCATACTACAAGTTGTATTTGGATGAACCCAACGTTCTTGAAATTTTGGATATACGTGATCAAGACAACGTACCTTGGTATGAAGTTGAATATCTCGCTCAAGATATCGTATTGACTTCATATGAAAACGTATCACTGAATGATGATCGATTCATTCAATACCAATCTTCAGTTCCAAATATCGTTAAGTTGTTGAGAACCCAACGCAAATTTGTCACAAACATTGACCAAAACAATTTGACATATCTTGAATTTGGACCGGGCAATGAAGGTGTAAACGATGAAATCGTAATTCCATCTGCTGAGATTTTGGGTGTTAGTTTGTCTAATCTAAACAATCTCAACGTCAATATTGATCCATCCAACATTGTCAATTCTGATTCGTTTGGTGTGTATCCAAAACAAGGAACTCAGTTTACCGTTAAATATTTGGTTGGTGGTGGTGTTGAAGCCAATAGTCAAACTGGTGATATTAACAAGATTGTCAGTGTTGAATATGAAAATGATATTTCTGTATTGTCCAATGCTGAACAGAGTTTGTTCCAAGTTGTAAGAAATTCATTGGCAGCAGAAAATAACACACCCGCCGTGGGCGGTGATGGTCCAGAATCAAGTGATGAAATAAAGCAAAACGCTACTGCGTTTTTTGCTGCACAAAATCGTGTGGTAACTGCTGATGACTATATTGCTCGTAGTTACGCAATGCCAGCCAAATTTGGATCTGTAGCAAAAGCAACGGTGGTATCTGATAACAATTTGAATGCCAATTCGATTGTGGACGGTCAATTGACTCAAAACAATGAAGTCATTAGCAATCGACAAATCAGTGGTAATCTAAAGAATCCGTTCTCTGTCAATTTGTATTTGTTGAGTTACGATGAAAACAAGAACTTAACAAAACCAAATCAAGCATTGTTGCACAACCTTCGTCAATATCTCAGTCGTTATCGTATGATGACTGATGGTATCAATTTGATTGACGGTTATGTTATCAATATTGGTATAGACTTTAAGATTGTTACTTACAACAATTTTAACAAAAAAGAAGTGTTAGCAAATTGTGTACAAACAATTAAAGACTTCTTTAATATCGATTTGTGGGGATTCAATCAACCGATTAACTTGAGTCAATTGGAATTGGAAATTGCCAAAGTGGAAGGTGTTCAATCTGTTGCGTATTTGAAGATCAACAATTTAACATCAAGAAATGGAACCTATTCGGAT